TCACAATTATTAATAGATGAATACATTTACGATCCTGATCCAAGCAAATCTAAAATGGCTATTACCTTTGGTCTTGGGACAGCACGCTTTATTACTGGCAATTTAAACCGTATAGATAAACAAAATATTACTCTTAAAACTCCTACAGCGAATATAGCAATAAGAGGTACAGACTTTACAGCTACAGTAGATGAACTAGGTCGTAGTCTTATAATACTGTTACCAGACGCTTTAGGATTATCTAGTGGCGAAATACTTGTAACTACAGCCATGGGTACTGTTACTCTTAATAAACCATATCAAGCTACAACTGTTAGCGTTTTTGAGTCATCTCCAAGCAAGCCTGTAATTCTTGATCTTAGCCTAGATATTATTGATAACATGTTAATTGTTACGCCTCCCAAAGAAGAGAAGATAACCTACGAAGAAGATGTATCTGCTAAACAAGAAAGTATATTAGATTTTAATGAGCTTGATGTTGATTACTTAGATGTAGATTATCTAGGTGAAGATGACCTAGAGTTTACAGAGCTTGATATTAACTTTTTAGATGTAAATTATCTTGAAGATCTGCTTAATGTATTAGATGCACTGGCTATAGCAGAAGAAGAGGATGCACTAGCTCAAGCAACTAGCACTCAAGTTAGTGGTACTTTACTGGGTAAGGATCCTGATACTCAAATAACTACAATTATTACAGGTAATGTTATTAGTCTACGCAGACAGGTAAACGAGTCTGTGCAATTAGACTTAGATGGTAGTACATCTTATACTGTTATCTTCATACAAGATGGCATATCAAATGTTATCAAGGTAAATGGAGGGAGTGACAGCGTTATTACTATCACTCAAAGTGATTAATGAAGAGACTATTATTACCTATACTTATAATACTATCACTACCATTAATATTTCAAAGCACCCCTACAGAAATACTTAAGTTAAAAATATTTGATACATTTGTAACAACGCCAGAACCTTCTGGTAATTTTGTAATACTTAATATAACTGAAAAAGATGTAGCTAACGAAGGCGGATGGCCCTTGCCGAGAAGAACCTTAGCTCAAATGCAAGTTGATCTTATCAATCAAGGAGCTATTGGAGTTGGTTGGGTAATAAGTTTTCCTCAAGCTGACAGGATGGGTGGTGATGAAACTTTTGCTCAAACACTTGGATATGCACCATCTGTACTGGCTATGTTTGAAACTCCTAACGGTAAATATCCAAAAACTACTGGAACAGTTATTAAGGGAGACAATCCTGGAGGAATGTTAAGTCAAGGCGTAGTAGAAAATATTAAAATCTTGCAAGACAAATCATCTCAAGGAATTGCAACAGCACCCACCGATATAGATAACTTAGTCAGAAGAATACCATTATTATTAAAAACGCCAGATGGGTATGTCCCTGCTTTTGGTACAGAAGTGTTAAAAGCACTAACAGGAGCAAGAACTTACATTATTACTACAAATGATAATGGTATCCAAGAAATATCAGTTAGAGGAATACCACCAGTTAAAACAGACAGTCTTGGTCGCAAATGGATTAGTTGGGTTAAAACACCAGAAACAACTTTGGAAGAAATGAATGTTGCAGGTAAGTTTGTATTTGTTGGAGTAACTGCTAATGGAATTATGCCTCAAGTTGCAACTCCGTCTGGATTATTAGAGCCACATAAAATTCAAGCAGCATTATCTGAGTCAATTCTTATAGAAAACTCTCCAATAATTCCAGATTTTGCTTTAGCTTTGGAAATTTTAATTTTTGGAATTTTTGTCACTCTGACGTGGCTTGCAATCAATTATCTTGGTATAACTAAGGGCGTAAGTATAGCTGTAATTTTACTCTTAACTACAGCCCTCTCAGGCGTTTTTAGCATTCAAAAGGGTTATTTAATAGATTTTTCTTGGACTTTTGTATCTCAGTTCATAACTGCAGCTATTGCCTTCTATATAAACTTTAGAAAACAGTTTAAATTGCGTCAACAAATTAAAAAACAATTTGAACATTACCTTGACCCAAGACAGGTTAAACAACTCCAAGATAATCCTGAGTTGTTAAAACTAGGTGGAGAAAAAAGAATATGTACTTTTTTATTTACAGATGTCAGGGGCTTTACAAATTTATCTGAAAAACTAAAACCAGAAGAAGTAACTGACATAATGAACAAAGTTCTTACCGTACAAGTGGAATGTATCCAGGCACATGGAGGAATGGTAGATAAATTTATAGGCGACGCATGCATGGCCATCTTTAACGCTCCTTTGGATTTAGATGAACATGAACAACGTGCTGTTGCCTGCGCTAGAGATATGAGAACAGCAATTCGCATGTTACAAAAAGAATTACCAGAACCAATTGCAATAGGTATAGGTGTAAATACAGGAGAAGCTATAATTGGCAATATGGGTTCTGATACAAGATTTGACTATTCAGCTATAGGAGATGCAGTTAATACTGCAGCGAGACTTGAGTCAGCTACCAAAGAAGCAGGTGTTGATTTATTAATTGGAGAGTCTACTCGTAAAAAAGTACCAGAAGCTACGTTTTGTAAAAAAATGTACGTTAAGGGTAAAAAAGACGCACTCAAAGTGTATACTATTTAAGATGAGCAAAGTGTTAATTGGAATTATAGTAGTAATGGGATTGGCAACTTATCTTCTTTGGAATCAAAATTCCAAACTATCTGCTCTTAACCAAGCATTTGAAATAAGAAACCAGGAACAAAAATTAGCTATAGAATCATTGCAAAATGATTTTACCTTGCAAACAGATAGTTTATTAGAGATTCAAAGTCGTAACCAAGAAATACAACAAGAGATGTCAAGATATCTTGACATATTTAAACGTCACGATTTAACTAGGTTAGCAGCAGCTAAACCTGGACTAATAGAACCAAGAGTAAATAAAGGAACCAAAGATGTATTTGATAGCATTGAAGAAGATAGTCGTAACATCGACAGTCTTGATGATGGCTTGCAGTTGCAGTCTGATACCAAGTAAACAACAGGTTGAAGTAATATCTAAGCCTATAGAGAGAACTATAGTGCAACCTATAATGCCAAGGGAAATAGATTTAAAAGACCCCTATTGGTATGTAGTATCAAATAAAAACATTGATGAATTTTTAGTACAAGTAGAAAAAGACCAAGGACAAATGGTTTTTGTGGCTATGTCAGTAACAGATTACGAGCTTATGGCTTACAACATGCAAGAATTAAAACGATATATTAATGAACTTACAGAAGTTGTTGTTTATTATAGAAAAGTAACAGTTAGCAAAAAAGATAATTAATCTGTTAAAATCAAGAAACCATTAATATTCAAGGGAGGATAATATGGGAATGATAGGAGAATGGCTAGGAATAGTAACTGGTGTTGTTTGCGCAGCATCTATTATTTGTTCGGTTACACCAACCCCAAAAGATGATGCATTAATAGGAAAACTTTACAAGATTCTAGAAATTGCAGCATTAAATATAGGTAAAGCAAAGGAGAAGTAGATGGCTAAAGCACCAGATGCTTTTGTTTACAACGCAACCTTAGAGCGAATAGTCGATGGGGACACCTTTGATTGTTCGCTTGACCTTGGTTTTGATGTAAAACTACACAAGCAAAGAGTACGCCTTCACGGTATTGATACTCCAGAATCACGCACCAGAGATTTAGCAGAAAAAAAACTAGGTCTTGCAGCAAAAGAAAGATTAAAAGAACTTTGCAAGGGTAAATTTAAAATTAAATCATTAGGAAAAGGTAAATATGGCAGAATACTTGGCATCCCTTATACAGAAGATGGCAAAGATATTTGCCAAATGCTCATCAAAGAAGGCCACGCAGTTGAATACCACGGCGGCAAAAAAGCAAAAGTATGGGGAGATTACTAACATGAATATATCTCAAGAAGGTTTATCTCTTATTAAAAAGTTTGAAGGTTGCGAGCTTGAAGCATATAAATGTGCAGCAGGAGTTTTGACAATAGGATATGGCTCTACCAAAGGCGTTAAAGAAGGCGATACTATTACTCAAGAAGAAGCAGATAAGTTACTTTTACATGAAATGGAAGAGTATGAAGGTTATATAAAAGATGCAGTAAATGTCGATTTACACCAAAATCAATTTGATGCTTTAGTTAGTTGGGTGTTTAACTTAGGTCCAGCTAATTTAAAAGCATCTACTATGTTAAAAGTTTTAAACAATAAAGAATATGATGACATTCCAGCTCAAATAAAACGTTGGAATAAAGCAGGTGGTAAGGTTTTACAAGGACTTATCAGAAGAAGAGAAGCAGAAGCCCTTTTGTTTGAAGGCAAAGAATGGCATGAGGTATAACTAATGCCTTTAAGCAAGATTTTATTTAAGCCAGGTATCAACAGAGAAGGTACTGAATACGACAATACAGGCGGTTGGTTTGACGTAAATCTTGTACGTTTTAGAAAAGGTAGACCAGAAAAGTTTGGCGGTTGGTCAAAAGACAGCTCAAATACTTATTTAGGAACTGCTAGAGCTTTACATGCTTGGACCTCTTTAGGAGGTACAAAGTATTTAGGATTAGGAACTACTTGGAAATATTATATTAGAGAAGGAGACAGTTACTCAGATGTTACCCCCATACGAAAGACTACAACTGATGGTGTTGTTTTTTCTGCTACTAATGGCAGCTCTACTATAACAGCTACTGATAATCTTCATGGCTCAGTTATAAATGATTTTGTCACCTTTACAGGCGCTGTTTCTTTAGGTGGATTAATAACAGCAGAAGTATTAAATCAAGAATATCAAATAACATCTGTTACCACTAATACATACACTTTTGTAGCTAAAGATACAGATGGAAATGAGGTTATAGCAAACAGCTCTGATACTGGAAATGGAGGCTCTGGAGTAGATGGAATCTACCAAGTTAATGTAGGTTTAGATGTTTATATTACTGGTACTGGTTGGAGTTCTGGTACTTGGGGTGAAGGAACTTTTGGCTCTACTACAGCTTTATCTGCTACTAACCAGCTAAGACTTTGGACACATGACCACTTTGGCGAAAACCTCATAATAAACCCTAGAGCTGGCGGTATATATAGATGGGTAGAGAATAATGGCCTTACAACAAGAGCTGTAGACCTTTCTACTGTTTCTGGGGCTAACTTAGTACCAACAGTAGGCTTACAAGTTATTACCTCCGAGAAAGATAGGCATTTAATTGTATTGGGTTCAGACCCAGTATCAGGTGGAGCAAGGACAGGCGTTATAGACCCGATGCTTATATCCTTTAGCGACCAAGAAAATGACTTGGAGTTCCAACCTTTGATTACCAATACTGCTGGAGACTTAAGACTTTCATCTGGTTCTTCTATTATTGGGGCTACAAAATCTAGACAGGAAATACTAATATGGACTGATACTGCTTTATACAGTATGCAGTTTGTTGGGCCACCTTTTACATTTGCGGTTAACCTTATTAACGAGGGTACTGGTCTTATAGGACCAAAGGCTGTTATTACTTCAGCTCAGTCTATCTATTGGATGTCTTCAACAAACTTTTACGCTTATACAGGTAGCGTACAAAAGATACCTTGTAGCGTTCATAATTACGTATATGCGGATATAAACCTAAGTCAATCATTTAAAATACATGCGTTTACTATTACTGAAAAGTCTGAAGTTGGTTGGTTCTATTGCTCAGGAAGTGCAACAGAGATAGACAGATATGTTATTTATAACTACGAAGACCAGGTTTGGTATTACGGCCAATTACAAAGACATGCTTGGCTTGATAGTGGTATTGAAGATTATCCTAGAGCTACTTACAACGGTTACTTATTTGAACAAGAAGATGGGTTTAACGATGATGGCAGTCCTATGACTAACGTATTTATAGAAAGTTCAGACTTTGAGGTAGGAGAAGGGGAGCAGTTTGCTTACGTGCAAAGAATGTTCCCAGATTTAAAATTCTTAGCTAATTCAGACTCAGGTAAAGTAAATCTTGTTTTAAAAACTAGAAATAATCCTGGAGAATCCCTTTCAACCAATTCTATATCTTCTGTAGGCTCATCAACTGGGCAAGTCAGTCTAAGAGCGAGAAGTCGTCAGGCTGTATTTAGAGTAGAGTCAGATGATGATTCAGACGGTAACGATAACGTAGGTTGGAGACTAGGAGCTACTAGGTTAGATATTAAACCAGACGGCAGAAGATAATGGCAAAGTTACTAGAAACTAGCCTTCCGCTTGCTCAGGGAGA